TGAGCCTGCTGGAGTGTTGTGAGTCTTCGCGCGAAATTTGCGACAGGGGCAAAATGACACTGTGACGGCGGAAAGGCCGTGGGTGCAGTGGGTTAGGCGGCAATCCTTGGCGAACTGCCGATTTGCTACAACATCGGCCAAAAACTGTCAAATCGCATAGCTTTGCGACAACTGTCAGAGCAGATCGAGCTGGCTCGCGGGCTTGGGGGCGGTCTTCCGGCGGCGGGCGGGGGCGACCAGGGACGCGGCTTCGCTCAGTAGCTCGACAGCGTTGCGCTGCGGAGCCGGCTGAACGGTCGCTTTGCTGAGCCCGGCGACGAGTTGCTCCAGTCGCGGGCGGAGGCTCTTCGCCTCTTCGTAGTATTCGTCGCCGTGGATCTTCCAGTGGCGTTGCACCACGGCTCCCAGGTAGGCGACGGGGTTGCGCGGGGGCTCGCCCAGCGTAGCGGCATCGACGAGGATTCCGCGGGGGTTTCCGGCCCCGACCATGATCGACTGATAACGCTCGGCCGGGAGGCTCACGCCGCGCTCGGAAAGCCATCTGGCGGGCCACAAAACGACGAACCGTAGGAGGAGGCTGCGATCTGCGAAAAACCGCTCCGCGGGCAGGTCCCGGTAGAAGTGCCCGCGGATGTACCCGAGGAGGGTGTCGCGCAGGTCGGCGGCAACCTGTTGGGTCGTGCGAGCCTCGACGTGGAGCGGAGGGCGGGCCATGGCCTCAGAAGGGGGCGGCTTCGGGCACCTTTGCAACGGCCTTGCAAGCGGCGCAGCGGCACCGGCAACCGGCCAGTGTCAGCATGTCGTGTTGGGTGTGGCCGGCGAGCCGGCGCTTGGCACCGATTCGGGCATTCAGCGTGGCCATGATTTTGACCAGGCCGGCCTCGTCCAATTCATCGAGCGTGCAGGGCATTCCAGATCCGTTGCCATCGGGGCGCCAGGGGAGGCTGTCGCGCAGGAGCGTGGCGAGGTAGGCGGCGGCGTATTCGGCGGGATCGTGGGCGCCTGGCGGGGCGTAGATCGCGAGGCACGGCAACAGCTCGTTTCGGATCACCCAGCGGCGGCGATCTTCGGGGGTGTTTTGGCGCACTTCGGCGATGGCCCCGGAGAGCTTTCCGCAGAGGCGCTCGCAAAGGGCTTTCCAGCGGGAGAATCCGGCCCCGGAATCGATGTCGCGCGAGGACTCAAATCCGCACTCGGCGAGGCATTCCTTTCGCTTGGCGTCGATGGCGGCGGAATCCATCCCGCAAGCCTTCGTCCAACCCTGCGCTTTGCAGGCCGCAGACCAGAGGCGCCAATAGACCGCGGATTGGCGTTTAGACATGCTCATTTCAATGCCTCCCATGCGAGTCGCACCACTGCTGGAACCTGTCCGTTGCCGATGCAGCGCAGTCGGTCCACCCGAGAGGCCACCCCATGAGCCACTCGACCCACGTTGGGTTCAGTTGACCACCATTCGCAGCCATCACGGCATGATCCAGACGGTCGTTCTCCCGGCTCTCCCCGCTCTTGCGTGTCAGTGCAGCCGGAGAGCTTCCATTGCTCATGCAGGCCGTTGGTGTTGGCCACATCCGATAGTGTGAGTTCGGATTCCCGCGAACGGCTTGAATCAGATCCCCCCTTCCTCCGCGCTCGCCGTCCGAAGATCGAACGGTGGGCCACAATCCAGATCCTGTCTCTTTTGTGAGGTGCTCCGGCGTGGTGAGCGCCCAGCACTCCCCATCGCGCATCATACCCCAGCGAGGCCAGGTCTCCGAGAACGACTCCAAGCCCCCGAACAGTGAGCATTGGCGAGTTTTCCACGAGGACGTATCGGGGTCCCACTTCGCCAATGATTCGGGCCATCTCTCGCCATAGCCCTGACCGCTCCCCGGTGATTCCTGCGCCCTTTCCTGCGGCGCTGATGTCCTGGCATGGGAACCCGCCTGAAATGACGTCGACGTGACCTTTCCATGGCCTTCCATCGAATGTGCGGACGTCGTCCCAGATGGGGAATCTTGGCAGGCATCCGTCGCGTTGTCGGGCGAGCAGGACTCGCCGCGCATAGGCATCATATTCAACAGCGCAGACGGTGCGCCATCCAAGCAGGATCCCTCCCAGGATGCCTCCTCCTGCGCCTGCAAACAGTGCCAGCTCATTCAATTCCTTTTGATCTTCAGAATTCGGTGTCGTTTGGACGCTCACGCGGCCCTCCTTTTGCACTCGATGCGGTCGCAGAAGTCGCAGATCCAGGCGCCGTCTCGGTACACGGTGGCGGGGCGGCTGCAATCGCACCAGCAGGCACGCCCGCGGCGGGCGATCACCTTGGCGCTGCTGCGGCATTTCCGGCACCGCGCATTCAACGACCGGAAGGTGGTTTCCAGCGCGGCTCCACAGGCACACTTGCGGGAGAGGGTGAGGATCACGATAGCACCTCCTCAATTGGGCCATCCAGTTTCAGGGAGTGGTCGGCGCAATACTGTTCGGCGTCCGCGCAGGTGTGAGCCCACACCGTGATCGACCAGGTCCGCCCGGCGAACTTGTAGAGCGCACCGAAGGCTTGGAGTCCACCAACCTTGCACGGTTGGCCGGGCATCAACCCATCGTCGCCGAAATCGGTATCAAGCCGGTTCACAGGTCCCTCCACTTGATCAGGATTCCACCGAACGGAAGACCGTGGTTTTCGATGAACCATTGGAGCATGTCGTCGAACGAATCGAAGCCGTCGGCCTGTGCCAAATCGCGGGCCATGGGCGCGTGTTTTAAGCCGATGAAAATACGGCCATCAAGGTGGTACTCGCATGCTCGTTCACTCAGGAACACGGTTCCCACTCCAGACACCTCGAATTCACCCAGGCGGATCTGTTTCGACCGGTACGGAAGGCCGCTCCATTGCCGACAGTCGATGATGTCTCCAAACTCGGGCATCCGCTTCGGCGTCGGGCGGATGGTTTGGCGCTTAGCTCCGCTGCGAATCAGATCGGCAAAACGGGGCTTGAACATCTTCACGAAACGGCGCGGCTTGTCCTTCACAGGTGCCTCCATTGGCTGACGGTTACGGGGCGGTCGTTCACGTCCACCCACTTGCCGGTGCTGGCCATGTAGTACACGGCCCGGGTCTTGGTCGTTCCGTTCACCATTCCGATCACGGCGTGACCCACATCTGGCGGGGTCTTCTGGGCGTCCATCCATTGTTCAGAAGGGGCTAGGGACGAGGGATCATTGGCTAGGGACGAGGGATCAGGGGCGAGTGGACCCTGAACCGCAGACGCGCCTTGTTTGCTTACCTGTTCGCGGGCACGTCCGGTCGCGACTGCGATTCGGTTTCGCTTCGAGGAATTACCCGTGTTGAAGTCCTGCACAATCACCTTGTCCGTCTCGATGCTCGGCCCCGTCTTCGGCCACTGCAATTCGACGCCCAGAGCGATGGCGGCCATCGATTGCATGGCGCGGAATTCGGTGTGGTTTCCCGAGGCGTACCGATTGGCAGCGATCAGGATGAATCGGCCCCCTTCGGACACGGCCTTGCGCAGCACTTCCAACTCCTCGTTGCGCTCGCAGAGCTGGGCCTCCAGGCGGGCGTTGGTGGCGGTCAGATTCTCGATCTCCTGCGCCAGCTTCTCGGCGTAGATCGTGGCGTCGGCATTCTCGGCCTGCCAGTGGCGCACCCACTCCAGCGGTGTCAGGTCCTTGCGCGTGGTCGTCTTACCGTACTTTGCCAGCCCGACGATACTGCGCGAGCGCATCAGTTCGACCACCTTCTCGACGTTGGCGTCCGGGGAAATCATTTGGCGGTTTCGCATGGGGGATCAGGGTTGGGTTACGGAGCGGTTTGAGATCAACGCCTTGAACTGCGATTCCGTTCGGCGCAGCCGTTCGCAAGCCTTGGGGTTCGTATCGATCACGGCGTCGATCTGACCGAGCGACCAGCGGACCGTATGTTTGTGTGCGCCGCAAAGGCGTGCGACCACCGCAATGTCCAGGTTGGCGACCCGCTTGAGCAGGTGCCGCGCGACGTGCCGGGCCACCGCGATGTCCACGGTACGCTCCCGGCTCAGGATCTGGGTCTCAGTCACGAACCAGTCGGCGGCAGCGCACTTCACGGCCATCATCCAAACGGAGCGCGGTTCGGATGCCGGCGCCTCCAGCATTTCCGGGGGCGGTCCGTGCTTTGTGATCGCCATTTCGGTGTTGGCGATCCGCTTTCCCTGCTCGGCGAGCAACATATGCAGGGTGCGGACTTCCTCGCGCGTCTCGCGCAGGCCTTGGGTCAGTTCCTCGATCATTGTCGTGCTCATAAATCGGTGGGTGTTCAGTTCGGAAGGTGGGGGTTGAACTTGGCGAAGATGTCCAGGGTGTTGTCCGGCAGGTCCGCGTCGTCGAGCCAGGCGTTGAAGTGCGCCAGATCCGTGAAGGTGTGGCAGCCCCAGCGGCCGGTGATCCGGACGAGCAGGTTGTCGGGGCGATTGGGGTTGCGGAACAGGGCCACGGAATCAACGCACCAGTCGGCCATCTTTTGCGCCAGCAAGGCCAGTTGCTCAGCGTTCATCGACCGCCCCTTTCGCGCTCGCTTTCGGCCAGGGCGATGCCCTGCCACAGCGCGGTGGCCATCAGGCCCAGACCGGTCAGGGTGACGATGACGCCCACGGCCAGCGTTTGCTCTTCGTCGCAGTACGCCAAACCGATGGCGCCCAGCGAAAAGACGATCACGCTCAGGGTCATCCAAAAATTCAGATTCCCAGATCCACCTGGCGGCGGCTCCGGGCGTGGGTGCGCAGGTCCCGGGCTGCCATCCATCGAGCTTCGCCCCGCGGTGCGGTTTGGTAGGCGATGCGGAGGTTGTGCGGTGCGCTGTCCCAACAGGGACGGCAGACGATCAGTTGCGGGGTTCGTGGCGAGTTGCAGGGGCATAGGCGGAGACAGTTTTCAGTTTTCAGTTTCAAGTTTTCAGAGGCCGATTCTCAGCCGCCAGAGATCGCAGAGAGCACAGAGATCAAAGCCTTTGCGTTCTGTGCGTTCTTTCGCGGCTTCGGTTCGTTCATTTCCGGCGGAGTTCGGGGCGTTCGATGCCGGGTTCTGGGAGGCGGTTGTCGGCGCTGCGGAAGGCCGTATCGGGCTGGGCCAGCTCGCGGGCGGCTTCGGTGCCGGCGGCTGCTGCCTTGGCCATGATGGTTTGCATCATCACCACCCGCTTCTGCACGGCGCGCAGATGGCCGCCGTGCGGGCGCTCGGCCACGGCCACGGCCAGATCCACAATCGCCTCGGCCTGATCCGGGCACAGGGCATCGAGCAGCGTGCGGACCTGTTTGCGCAGCGCGGCGCCGTCGGGCATTTCGAGGGATTCGAAAAGGCCCAGGCGGCTGAACATCTTCGGATTGCGCCGGATGATCCGGAGCACGTCCTCGTTGCCGACCAACATCACGGGCACCTTGGTCTTGTCCGAGAAATCGAAGAGCCACTTCAGGGCGTCGTAGGTGGCCTCGTCAGCGTCATCCACCACGATCAGGCGACCGCTGTCGGTCAAGTGTTCCACCAGCCACAGCGCACGCGCCCGGGCCCCGCGCTGGCGGTCGCCGGGGTCGAGGAATTCGCAGAGCATCCGCTCGATCTCGCTGCCGGTGCGCTCCCATCGGTTCAGCTCGATGTAGATGGTGCTGGGGTTGGCCTGCGTGTAGAGGTTCACGGCGGCGCTCTTTCCGCTGCCGCTCTCGCCGTACACGAGGCCCACGCTGTTGGTGGCCTTCAACTCCTCGGCAAACGATTCCAGGCGGCGGCTCTGCTGCGTGGGAAACAGGCTGTGAACCAGCATCCGGCGGCGGGCCTCGTGGCGGAGGATCGACCGGAGCGACCGCTCCAACTTGTCGACGGGGAAGTTGGGCTTTCCGTCCAGGTATCGGCTCGCGTAGCTGGTGCTGATTCCCAGCTCGGTGGCGAAGTCGGAAAGACGATATCGCTTGCCGCGCTTGCCGTAGTCTTCATCGCGCCGGGCCATGTAGGCCTGAGCTTCGGCGTGCAGATCGGAGTCGAAGGCAAAGGGTTTGCCTGCCGAAGATGCGGGTTGTGCTGTTGCGGTGGGGGTGAGTGTGGTGTCGTGCATGTAGTGAGGGATGAGGGTTTAGGGGCGAGGAAAGAGGGCGGCGCGGCGGGCGGCTTTGCGGGGGGTTAAACCTGCGATTTCTGGGGCCATGAAGGAGACTCGAGTGGATCCGCTAAATCCGCGCTGGAAGTGCACGGCTCCAATTGCAAAACCGATTGGAAAACCAAGTGAGCTTCCTGCTCCAACAACATGAATCTCGGGCACTCCACCCCATTTCCAGATCTCCCGGATCAACCGATCACAATTGAAGATCTTGTTGATAGGAATCAGGTACACGATGTTCTCAGCCACGTTCAGGCTGTGCCGCAGGAATTGGGAAAACACCGAATAGGGTGGATTGCTAACGATCCAGTCCACGTCGTCCCGCCAGTTGAAGAAATCGCGCCCCTCCCTGATCTCGCACCAACTACATCCGGGCATGTGATCCGAGAAAGCGCCATTGCCTCGGCAAGGATCGAGGATGCGACCGGACGGCTTAAAGTGATCCACAACACCACGAGCAACAACTGCAGGTGTCATGACTATGTCGTCACCCCTAACGCTCTCTGATTCGAGTCCGGGAAGCGCCAAAGGATAAACCACCCCGTGAACTGGAAGTCGTTTTGTCACGCATCTGTGTTCATCCGTGTTCATCTGTGGTTGTCCTTTCATCTCTCGGATTCGATCAGGGTGTCGTAGGCCTTTTTGAGGCGGTCGGATTCGTCGAGGGTGGCGCGCTCGGACGGGGTCATGGTGCGGCCCTCGATCACGTCGGCGTTGTGGTTGAGCATCTCGGTCCGCTCGCGGGTCATCGCGGTGTGACGCTTGCGCACGTCCACGAGCAGATCGTTGGTGCGCTCGGCGGCCCGCTTCGCGGCCTCGGCCAATGCCTTCGGATCCAGCCGGCTCACACGCTTCACCCGTTGCGCCACCCCGATGTGCCCCAGGCGGGCGTCGTGCACGAAAAGCTGGTCAGCGGCGAAGGGGTTGCAGAAGACCAGGTATTTCTCCCGGTCGCGCAGTTCGCACTGGCGGCCTTGCTCGTCGGTGACGCGGGCTTCGAAGAGGAGCGGCTCGGCGGAAATGTCGGCGTCCGAAAATTCAAAGTAGCCGTTGCCGGTGCGGACCTCGCGGCCCAGATCCTCGCCGAGGATCTCGGAGATCACGAAAGCGGGCACGGGGCGCAGGCGCTGGCGGTTGGCGGTCCAGACCTCGCGGGGGCTCAGCTTGCGCGTGCGGGCGTACACCTCGGGCGCAGCCTGCGCGAAACGGGCCAGTGCCTGGCGCTCAGGTTCGGGCAGATTCAGGAATTCACCGGGGCCGATCCACTGCTGGGCGGCGGCGCTGAGCCGGTATTCCACCACGGTGTGGCCGAGGGCTTCCCAGCCTTCCAAGTCGTGATCGAAGCGGTCGGGATCCTCGCCCCGGCGATTGATCACGTCGTAAACGTCGCCGAGCAGTGGAAGGAAGTGGGCGAAGTAGTCGTGAAGCGGGAGGCTCAGCAGGGCCCGGCGTTGCTCGGGCAGGAGCGCGGCGGCCTTCATCAAGTCCTCGCTGTAGCGCAGCAGGCCGCTCAGTTGCTCGGGGCGCCGGGCCACGTCCATGCCGGTCTGGCCCGGGAGCATGGCCAGCTCGTTGTGGATGAGGTTGTGGCTCGATTCGAGGGCGGCCTTGAACCGGAAGTTGCCCATGCCCCGCCCCTTGAACATGCCGGCGACGCTCTGGTGCGCTCCGGTGATGCCGGAGCGGCTCACGCGGATCTTGCCGGCGCTGCGGTCAAAGAGGGTCTTCTCGATGCGCTCGCGGATGGCGGCGCTGCCGTGCTCGGCCATCAGCACGGTGCCGCGTTCGGGGTCGTAGCCGTGTTGCCACAGGAGGCCGGCGAGCATGAAGCGCATCAGGGCTTCCTTCACGCCGTCCATGGTGCCGTCCTCGCGCTCAAACCGGGGCTTGGTGCCCCAGCTCACCCGCATGCCACTGAAGACATCGAGCGCACCGATCTCGATCACGCGGGCGGGCTTGCCGCGGAACATCACGAAATGATCGTGGAGCACGTCGTCGAACATCAGGTGACTCGCAGGCCACAGGCCGACCCGGGTGCTGAATACCTGCGGGGCGTGGGCCTTGGCGAAGGCGGTGCCCTGGCGCATCGTGGCCAGCTCGAACTTGGTGGGTCGGTAGCGCATCAGGTTCGAGTAATCCCAGCCGGCCGGGAGTTCGTGGCGCGGGAGGGTGGTGCCTTCGTAGCCCGGGATGGCGGCGCCACTGCGCCAGGCGGCCACGAGGGCGCGGTGAGCCGGCTTGCACTTCCGCTGATTGCGCTCGCAGAGGCTGCGCCAGAATTCGATGAACTCAGCCGGCAGGTTCCGGCGCTCGGGGATCTTGGCGCGGTTGATCAGGCTGCGGAAATCCTGACCGCTCTTTGTCCACGCATAGAATTTCCGGCGGACGGTGGTGGCGTCGCACGACATCCGCCCGGCGATGTCGGCGAACGCTTTCGTGAGCGGCCGGCTCGCCCCCTCGAACTCCCGCACCCACGCGTCGACCTCGGCGCGCACGGCGGCCGGAAGGGAACCGTATTCAGCAAGGTCCGAAGAGGTGAGGAGCATGGGGCGGGAGTGGAAGAGGGAAGAGGGGAGAAGGGAGAAGGGGAGAACGGTCAGGACTCGGAGGCCGTGGTCGCCTTGCCGGTCAACATCGCGTTCAGGCGCGTGGTGATGGCGGCGGGATCGCGTTGAGCGCGGGGCTTCGAGAGCCAACTCCGGCGGATGATCACATGCGCCTCCAGTGCGGCGATCTGCACGGTCACGTCGGCGTCGGGCAGCACGAGGAACTTGTCGCCGTAGCCGCGGAGCATCAGGTCGAGCGCGGTCCAGTCGGTGGTGGCGATGTCCTTGGCCGTGGCGGCGGCTTGCTCGGGGCTGCGGCCGGCGCTTCCACCGCTGCCGCCACCATCACGGGCCCCGCCGGGTGCGGCGCTCTGGCCGGCCTTGTAGAGGCCCAGCTCGGCCAGCAGTTGCTGCTGGGTGCGGTCGTCGGTCAGGCGGCGCACGCCGGCCTCCAGTGCCTTCACTTGTGGCTCGCTCAGTTCACCAATGGCGGCGCGCTCGATCTCCACGCCGCCCAGCTCCGGCAACTTCTTCAGGCGCTTGCGCAATTGGTCGCCCATTTCCATGAGGCGAGCCGAGGTGCGATACGTGAGGCCCAGCTTGCTCTCGACCAGCTCCGTGAATTTCAAGTTGCCATTTTGGCAACTTGAACCGCGCCGGGCTCCTCCATGCCCCAATCCCATCTCCCGCTGGATGTCGCGGAGGTGCATGCCGGCCATGGCCTGTGCAACGAGCTTGCAACGTTCGAAGCGGCCGGAGGCGTCGATGAATTTGCGGGCCTCGTCCCACTTCGATTCGGCGATCATGGGAATCTCGAGTGCGGTGGTCTCGGCGGAGGCTGCGGTCTTGGTGGCGAGTGCGGTCTTGTTGCTCATGTGGGGTCGATGTCGATGGTGGCGGGTTGGTGCGTGTCGGTGTGGAGATCGCCCGCGACGGCGGCGATCAGGTCGTCCGCAACAGCGGCGCTGATCCCGAGGTCGGAGACGATGCGGTCGAAGTCGTCCGGCTGTACGAGCCGGATGACGAAAAGGGCTCCCCCCATGGCGCCGCGGGCCGTGACCTTCTCGGCGGTGCTGCCGAAGGATTCGTCGACGAACCATTTGCCAATGGCGGCGCTGACGGCGTGCAGGGTGGATTCGGTCAGGATCATCAGGGATCTGTTTCCATTCGTGTCCATTGGTGCCTCTCTATTCGTGTCCATTGGTGCCTATGCCCCGATGCGGCGGGCCTTCAGGAAGGCGACGAGGCTGGCGCGGGTGATCCACAGCACATGGCTGCGGATCTCGCCCTTCAGCTCGCCGCTGTCGCGCCAGCGAAGGAGGCTCTGGTGCGTGGTGCTGAAGCGGGCCTGCAGCTCTCCGCTGCGGTGCTCGGCCTTCTGCCCGAGGATCTCGTTGATCACCTCGTCGAGGCTGAGGCCGGAGACGGTGTGCGCCTCGTCGGTGAGGCATCGCTTCCACACGCGCAACTCGCGCCGGCTGGCGCCGTCGGCGCTGAAATCCCAGCACCAGGCGAGCGCGCCGCTCTCGATGTCGTCCACCGCGGTGCCGCGGTCGCATCCGCGCAGGGCGGTCACGGTGGTCAGCTCGACCAGGGCGACGTTCGAGGCGATGCGGAGGGGTAGGGTCATGGTCATGTCGTGCCGGGAGTGTTCAGTTTTCAGTTTTCAGTTTTCAGCCCGGAGGACGGGTGGCGAAGCGATGGTCGCCGCAGCCGTCGGTGGCGTAGGTGGCGGGCCACTTGGTGCGGGTTTGGCCGTCGATCAGGAACAACTGCGGGGCGCGGCGGTGGCAACTGCCGTTGATCGCCTTGGAAAGGTGCTGCTGGTCCTTGCCCCAGACCTGCCAGAAGCGGCAGGTGGAGCAGGTCGTGGGATGCGTAGGCGTTGCGGCCGGGGCATCAGTGGCGCGGCATTCGGGCGGGGGTACGGGATTGATCATGGTACCGATGAGGGCGCGAAGTTTGGGATGCATAACGAGGGGCGAGGGATGAGGGATTAGGGGCGAGGGGTTTGCCGCGCTATTCGCAGGAGTTGCTGAGGAGGAAGACGGTTTTGAAGGTCGATGGGGATCCGAGCCAGGACTCGCCGCCGGCATCCTCCTCCGGGAACGGGTCGCTCCAGGTGATCACCTGTCCCGGGTCGACGTGGATCACGGTGTGTTTGGCCTTGCGACCATTGGGACCAACGTAGGTCCACCGCTGGCCACGCTGGATGGGGATGGAGGCGCTCATAGAACAAACTCCGGGTTGTCCATGGTGCGGGCGTGGGTGATGGCGGCGCGGAGGTCGCGCCGCAGGGCGCGGCGGGATTCCGTGTTTGAGGTATCCGACAACTCGCGGCGAGCGATGTACTTCATCGCGTACAACACGGGTTTGCGCTCGCTCTTCGGCAGGCCGCGGATCAGGTCGCAGCAGTCGCGGAGACTGAGCCGTGTGGTGGCGCTGATCGGCTGGCGCATGAGCCGGTCGCCGCGGATTCCGGACATGACATCGCCGGCCAGTACGGCGGCGAGTCGCCATGCGAGTGATAGGGTCAGGTTTGCTCTCATTGTCGTGCTTGGATGAGGTGTGGTTTTGTGGGGTCGAAAGGGGTGGCGGTTTTCAAGTTGCCAATTTGGCAACTTGATCGGCGGAGGGGGTTCCGCTGTAGGTCGGGGTGGGGAAGAGTTCGGAGGTAACCTGATCCAGTTCCTTGGCGATGGATTCGAGGTTGGAAGCGACTTGCAAAAAGCTCCGCTCATTTTCCGAGTCCCCGCAAATAATTGCAAGTCCACGGTACAACAAAGCCCGCTCGCGAATCGGAAGTGAATCGGCCGATTGCAGGGCGACACGGACGACGATTGCCAGGTTGGGATTAAGCATACGCGATCCCCTCCAGTTGGTTCAGGATCTGGGTCGACTTAACGCCAGCCCTCGTACCACGGGCCGCGCAATAGACTGTCGGGTACGGATGCCCCAGCAGTTTGGCGGCTGAACGGATGGTGTATCCACGCTGAATGAGCCTCGCCCGGAGTGTTGCAAAACCGGGGCTTGCTTTCTTTGAGGTTCGCTGCATAAATCTGCAAAGAGTTATTACAACTGTTTGCGGTATGGTCAACGGAAAAGTAAAACATTTTGCAACTTCGATTCATGGCAACCCTCGGCGAACGATTGAGGTTTAGGCGAAACCGACTCGGATGGACGCAGGACGATCTGGCGGCAAAGACCGGCTTTTCCGTGAGCAGTATTACCGGGTGGGAGCGCGGGATAAATCCACCCAACGCGCAGTCCCTTACCAAGCTCGCCGAAGTGCTATCGTGTGATGCTGGATGGCTGCTACTCGGAGCGTCGCCGCCGGCAGGAGAAAAAACCGCTGAGACTTTTGCCGATTCGGCGCCGGCCTACGGGGAGGACCACATATCGCCACCGTGGATCCGGGACCTGATAGCAAGGCTTTGCTCGCTCAGCCCCCCATTCCGCGAACGGGCCGTCAGGCAGCTCCACCTGACTCTGGATCAGATGATCTCCGGGAATTCGGAACCCTTCCACGGGCGGGGAAGTTTTGCGGATGGATCTGACCACACCGGCGAGATCGGCGCGAAACGGGCGCTGGCAGGTGCAATGATTGCCCGGGACCAAATCCTTGGGCAGAGAGCCACTCCCGGAGTTGCTCCGACCACGACCGAAAAAGGAAAACCATCTGCTCAATCTCGCATGGGGAAAGGTCCTTGATGAGACGGAACAATCGAGGGTCCATGTCGTGTTTCCTTGGTATCGGGATGTAGTTACTTTGGGGTAGCGGCCAATTGGCGGACAAACAAAAAAAGCGACAGGGAGAGAAAATTGAGAAAGGGGACGCATGAAAACCGAGCAGTACTATCTGGTCGACGGCGACCACATGCACGGACCGATGTTGTGGGACGATCTGCGGGCCATGCTGGAGAGCGGCACCGTGGGCGTCGATGCACAGTGGTGTCGGGAGGGTGAGACGGAGTTCCGACCACTGTCTGATCTGATGGCGCTGGCAGCGACCGCGCCCGTTGCCGCACCCCCAGCGATCATCCCGGTGTTTCAGTTCGCGCCCCAGGCGGCCATGGCTCCACCGCCGCTTGTGGTGCACGTCCACGCGCCGGCACGATCCACCACCGTGGCCAAGGTGCAGGCCGGGGCCATCGCCACGATTGCCGCAGTGATCGCCGGCCCGGTGGTGCTCTCCATCGTGGGCTCGGTGCTGTTTGCTCTCTTCGTGGTGTTGGCTCTGATGCTCAGTGCGGGGAGTAGTTTTGGAACGAGCGCGGGCACCCAGCCGGCCGCGGAACAGCCGGCGGGGAAATAGCCAATAGCCAATAGCCGATAAACAGCCCCCGGGTGCGCTCGCCACTCTCCACTCGTCACTCGCCTTGGAATCGGACCCACGCTTTTCCACTGGCAGAAGTGGAGCGTCACGCTACATTCATTCCGTCGACCGAGATGGCCGACAGAGCGAAACGAAAAACCAAAACGAGAGCACGACAATGAACGCGAACACATTGACCGCCGAGACCATCAGCCAGACAACTGCCCGCCAGATTGCCCGGCTGGCATTGGATGGTGATGCCAGATACTCGCACGAGGCCATCGGTGCAGACGATGGCGACATCAACGACATGGAGGCCGAGGCAGGAGGCCGCCGAATCATCCGTGCCGCCAATGACTCCGAGGTCGCAGTGTACGAGCGGCCAGATGGATCGCTGGTGATTGTTGCGGATGCCAACGGGCCGGTAAGTATCACGGCGGTATAACTCTGGATCCACTTTCCCATCGCAACGCACAATGACACCCACCCCATCTACGTCCGACCGGCCGAATATCCAGGCTGCAATTGACTCGCTGATTGAGGCCGAGCTCCATCTGCGCGGCACGGGCGCATCCGGGCACATACCGGTCACCCCACTCACAGCCGCAGCAGATGCTATCCGTGAGATCCGGCGCAAACTCCAAACGACGTCAAGCGCTAGATGACCCCCACCGAATACCGCACGCATCGCGAAATCGTCGGAACCCAGGCGGCGGCGGCGCGTAATCTGGGTGTCGCACGCTCGACCGTGATCCGACGGGAGGATGGATCCATGCCGATCACCACCGAGGCGGCACTGGCCATTATGGCCATCGCCCAGCATTGGCCCAGCGTGCCGCAGATCGCCAAGGGCAATCGGCTGCCGAAATAGCCAATAGCCAATAGCCGATAGACAGCCCCCGGGTGCGCGTGATGCCGCCGGGGGCTTTTTCGTGCCCATGGGGCCAAAGTCGATTCCAGTCCCGAGGCCGGGGTAATCGAGCGGCACACATGCGAGCGTCTGCTCGCATGGTCGCACGGAGCACGCACGAACATCCCCAAGCCCACCGGCAATCGGTGGCCAATGGTGTCACGCACCGCGCCGGCCAACCCATCCCCCACACCAGTCTTCCCACTCTCGGCGGAGTCGTGCCCGTCGGAACTCCCAGTGCCCGCGCCGCGCGCCGTCCTCTCCCGGCGCCTCTGACCGGTGCGGGCACTGTGGAGCGGGAAGCCAGTGACGAGTGGCGAGTGGCGAGTGACAAGCGCCATCCGGCCCGCGCCTGCCTCTTGGGTCTTCCGTCCGTCACTTGCCACTCGTCCCCCACCATTCCCTAACCCCTATCCCCTAACCCCTATGGCTTCCCTGTTTTCAGCTCTGACTGGCAAACGAACCTACCTGATCGCGCTGCTGGCCATCGGCTACCTGATCTACTGCCAGGCGACGCACCAGAAGCCCGACGAGACGATCCTCGGGATCTTTGGCGCGATGGGGCTCGCCACGCTCCGGGCCGGCATGAAGGGCGCCGTCGTCCAGGCGCTGAATGACGAGATCGATCAGCCCCCGGCGGCGGCACCGGCATCGAACCCCGGCGGCAACGGTGGATTGCACGGCGGCATTCCGCTGCTCGTCCTCGCACTGGTATCGGCCCCGCTGCTGATCGGCACGGCGGGTTGCACCACGCGCACCATCGAATTCGGCGGGGCCAAGTACACATCGAGGCGCCTCGGAGTCGCTGAGCAGTTCGGCAAGATCGAGGTCCGCCAAGGGACCAACAGCCTCACCGTCGACGGGGTCCAGTCGGATCTCGTCACCGGCATGAAGGTCGGCGCCGAGACCGCACTCAAGGCCGCGGCTGCCCTTCGCCCCTGATTCTCCCGCCCTCTCTCACTCATCACCCGTCACTCATCACTGATCACTGCACGAACATGGCCACACCCAAAATCGAAACCCTCGTTGACCGCGCCATCGCAATCGACCGCCAGCGCCGTGAGCTGGAGGAGGAATTGGAAGGCATCGAGACCGTGCTGAAAGAGCACGCCGAGGCCAATCGCAAGGAAGAGGGCGACAAGACCGACGGCGGCGGATGGACGGTCGACGTGACCGGCGCATCCGGCCAGGTGGTCACCGTCGTCCAGGCCGGCCCGAGCGTGAAGAGCCTCCGGGACGATTCGAAGGATCTGCTCGCCGTGCGCCAGGTGCTCGGTGCGTCGTTCAAGGATCTGTACTCCCCGGAGCTGACCTACAAGCCCATCGAGGGCTATCGCGACGCGATCAAGGTCACGCTCGACGGTGTCACGCGCCGGGCCCTGCTGAAGCTCGCCACCAAGAGCGGCAGCTTGCGGGTCAACTACAAGACGAAGAAGACCGCGAGCAAGGGGGACTGAGTTGGCCGCGAGAGAACGCACAGAGCGCAAAGACCAATCATGGACATAAACCCAGAACAACCGGCGGCCATTCCTCCCTTGCAACTCACGATCCAGTTGCACCGGGATGACACCATGCCGGCGTTCGGCGCGTTCCTGCGGTGCGATTGCGCCGGGCCAAACACCCCGGTGGTGCTGCTCAATGTTTACGCTTGCATGGCCCCAGTCCTCCAAGATTCGGAGGGCAACCCGGTTGAACTGACACGCGAGGATCGACTCCGCACGGTGATCGGTTCGCTCATGCACGAGTTCGGGCACGCGCTCGAGAAACACTTCGATCTGCCCGTCAACGAGGAGGCGCTCGAAAAGGTGTGTGCTGAGTGGGAAGGGCGATTCGAAACCTTCACTCCCACAATCGAGTTTCAGGGGCACCTCGTGGATGGCGAACAGCCAATGGATCCCGTGCCCGTGCATGCCCGTCATGCGACGGAGTTGGAGGAGTCATTGATCAAGGCCATCGGTGAAGCTCGATCCAAAGCCATGGAGCTGGGCCGAAAGATCGAGACGCTCGGTTGTTCCTACGAACTCACCCAGGCAAGCGTGATGTGCTCCGACTTGGTGCAGATCCTGAACAACGCGCTGCCGCACTGATCACTCGCCACTCGTCACTCATCACTCTCCATGCACTTGGACCTGGCAAAACTCAGTGTGAAATGCGGCCTCGGATTGCTCGGGGCGGCGGTGGCGACCAACGACATCCCGCAGATCTATGCCCGACTGGATCCACACGTCGCGTTCTTCAGCCGGCTGGGTGGGTTGATCCTGTGCTTGCTCTCGATCTGGGCCGTGAGCATGACGATCCGCAAACGCCGGATGGAGGACGGACGACTCGACGCCACCGAACCCCACGGACGGAGGACACACGACACCGACCGCGACGACGACTGATCGCGAATTGCCGCCAGAGAACGCAGAGGACGCAAAGACCAACCACAGATGGACACCGATGGACACAGATGCCCGACACAATCACGAGGACCACGCCCAGCGGGTGCTCATCCGTGTCCATCCGTGTTCACCTGTGGTTTCCCACTTCCCCGCTCGTGAATGAAGACCGCCAACAAGACCAAGCCAGCCCCGAAAGCCAAGGCCAACGCCAAGGCCAGCACCTCGGTGCGCGGTTGGTCGCGGGCCAAGATCGCGGAACTCAAGCGCATCATCGAGGACCACGGCGGCGACCCGGATGGCTTCTGGCAGCAGCGATCGGATTGCTACGAGCACATGGTCGCGCGGCGGTCGCTCTCGGAGTTGGATCGCTTCTACTCGCTGATCTTTCAGCCGGGGAAATGTTTCGCGGACATCCGCAAGCACTGCCCGGCCTGGCCGAAGGGATCGAAACACAAGGGCGGGCTGCCGTCGGATACGGTGCTGAGCAAGATCCGGTCGCGGTTCGCGCAGGAGAAGACGATCAACGATGTGGGCTTCGTCCGCACGTTCCTCACCCGGTTCAAGGACCGTACCGAATCGGCCGACCTGACGGAGTTGCTCGACAGCGTCTGTCGGATGCTTGGCCACGAGGTGGTGTCCTCAAAGATGGGTGGCATGCCCATCTCGGATCAGCTCAAGGCCGTCGACCGGCTGCTGAAGCGGGAGACGCAACGGATCTCGTGGACCAAGGTCAAGGCCTGGCTCGACGACGAGACCACCAAGGCAATCCAGAGCCTCGTGGAGGAATCCAAGGGCGACTCCAAGGCGGTGGAACTGCTCAAGCGCGTGGAGGCCCGGATGCGGGAGCTTCATTCCACGGCGGAATCGCGGGTCGCAACTGCCGCATGATCACCAGCACCCCATCGCAACGCCGCGGCCAGATGCGCCGCATGGGATCGAGCAGCGCCGCTGCCTCGCTCTCGGCCGCGCTCCATGGCGATGCAAGGGGCGTGCAAGCGCCCACCCGGGCGAGCTTTCAGGAGTTCCTGCTTCGCGACGCCAAGGTCCCCGGCGATTCCAGCAACGATCAAACCCGCGGCACACACCAGCCGTTCACGTTCGCCGGGCGCGAGGCCCTGCTCGAGATCGTGGCCACGGTGGACATGGTGCTCGGCAACTTCGGCGGCAGCCCGATCAAGGACGCCCGGATCTCCCTGGCCGGCGGTGCACAGTTCGGCAAGACGGTGCTGCAACATTCCCTGATGGCCTACGCCACGGGCCAGCGGTTCCGCTCCACGCTGATGTTCCTGCCCGACATCGGCCTCGTGGCGGACATGGTGCAGACGAAGTTTCGGCCGAACGTGGTGGATCAACTGCCGTGGTTTGCGGACATGCTGCACCTCGGTGTGGTGGTCAACAACTCGGGCCGGTCGCTGCACCGCCTCGGCGCGTTCTCCGTCACGGATGGCGTGCGCCGTTGCAACGGCATGTTCGCCGGCCTCGGCAAGGTGCCCACGTCCGTCAGCGGCGACATCGCGCTGGAGGATGAGGTCGACGACATCGAGCCCAAGCACGAGAAGTTCGTCGAGGGCCGCCTTGGCGCCTCGGATCTCCGGTTCATCTTCCGCATCGGCACGCAACGGGTCCACGGGCGCGGCATGAACAAGGCGTGGCGCGACGGATCGCAGGGAGTGCTGGAGTTGACGTGTGGACGATGCAAGCACCGGCAGAATCCGGAAGATGCGTTTCCCGCCATCGTGTGCCACAGGGGCGAGGGGCGAGGGACGATGGGCGAGCAATCCACGCCGGCCCGCCTGACGTATGCGGGCGACTTCCGCCGGGGCGATGAGGTTGTCGGGCAGTATGAGCCGGGCGGTCAGTACTTTCTCGGGTGCGTGCGATGCGGTGCGGAGCTGGATCGTTCCAAGCCGGAATGGACCCACCGCAAGCCCGAGCAACTGTCCCGGCACAATTGGTCGTTCCGCATTTCGCAGCTCGGGATCCCGGCCATTGAACTGTCCAAGATCGTCCGGCAATGGGTCGAGGCGGTGGAGGATGACGAGAAGATGGTCGTGTTCCGCTGCGATGTGCTCGGCCTGCCCCGCTCGACCGCACAGAAGCTGGAGCCCGATATCATCGACCGGGCCCGGTCAATCGAGGTTTATGATCCGGCCCCGCCGATCTCCGGTGCGCAACGGTTCGCCGGCCTCGACATGGGGCAACGGTGTTGGTTCACCGCCCGCGAGGTTCACGGGCCGACGAATAAGCGCATCATCTGGGCCGAATCCATCCCGCTGCACCAGGTGAGCCTGCGCGTGCCGTACCTGATGAATTGGCTCGGCATCGGCGCCCTGTGCGTCGACCAGATGCCCGAGACGAAGGAATCGCGCTCGCTCGCCCTCGCCCTGAACGGCCTCACCCAGCGCCCGATCTGGCCGAAGATCCCGCCCACGGGTCGGTGCGTCGTGAGCTTCGGCGATGGCCGGATGTTCCGGCGCGATGAACGCGGGGTGGAGACGTGGACGGGCATGCGCGCCTTCGTGGTGCGGTTCGACCGGAAGAAGACCGGCATGGGGATCGACCAGACGATTGATCTATTCACCGACGCCACCGGCCGCGAGATCGGCGTGCCGATGCTTCAGTGCAACCGGTTCGAATCGGTCGACGGCGTGGTGCGCGAGTTCCTCACGCCGAAGGAAGGCGAGTTCGACAGCATCGCTGCACTCGGGCTCCGCCAGGATCCGGCCATCCGCCTGCCGCGTGTGATCGGGACGGCGGCCAAGCTGTGGGAAGAGTTCGACGCCCACCACATCGCCGGCAGCGAACGCGACAAGGACGAGACGGGAGAACTCGGCGAGTACGTGGACGGTGTACCCAACCACTTCCTGTTTGCCAACGCCTACAGCCGCCTCGCCGAGATCATCGGCGGCCGGGTCGTGCGCCAGCCGTTTCAAGGGGCGCGGGTCCAGATCCGCAAGCCGGCAAGGAGGGGAGTATGAGGACGGGAGTTTTCAGTTTTCAGTTTTCAGTTTTCAGCCAGACGGCCGCCGTGGCCGGAAACGCTCCAGAATGCCCCAGGACGAATTGGGGGGTATCCACATACCACCCGACGAAGAAAACGCGCTGGCACCTTTTGCAAATCGTTGCATCGGCCATTTCCGCAGCCGGGTTCAACCGCAGATGGACACAGATGGGCGCATATCCCCGGGCACGAATGGACGCGAATCCCAAAACCGCACGAATGGACACGAATGCCGAGACACACCCGAGCGCCGCACGGTCGGGGCTGAAAACTGAAAACTGAAAACTGAAAACTTTGCCCCGCATGCCCACCGACAATCCCAACAGCGCCCCGGCTTCCGCCCCCTCCACGACCCCGCGCGTGGACGCCGTGCGCGTGCGGACGGCGATGCAGGGCCGGTTCAATCCGGTGCGGCAGGCCACGCCCGACCGACTCGCGTCGGAATTGGATGCGCTGTACCTCGGGCATCTGACGATTGCGCGCTTCTGGGACGCCATGCAGCAGCGCGACGACATGATCCGGGTCGCAGATGGGAAGCGGAAGGACTCGGTCGAGCGCATGGAGTTCCAGGTGATCGCCTCGGACGACGCCAAGGAAGCCGGGTTGGAGGAACTCGCCCAGCGGCAGAAGGAAGTGCTCGGCAAATTCTACGAGGGGCTCCAGGCGACCGACGTGCTCCGGCAGGACATGGCCGGCGGCGTGGGCCTGCTCGCCCGCCAGATGCTCGACGCCCGCGCCAAGGGCTGGGCCGTGCATGAATGGATCTGGCGCCCCCGGGCGCTGGATGGCCAGTGGACCACCGCCACCTTCCGTTTCTGCCCGCTGTACTGGTTCGAGAACACCACCGGCCGCCTCCGGTTCAAGCTCTCGGATTGGGATACCTACGGCATCCCCATGAGTCCGCGCGAGTGGCTCGTGACGGTCGCGGACAATTACATGGAGGCCATGACGGGCGCCTGGCTCTACAAGCTCGACCTCGTCCGCGCATGGGTGCGCTTCTGCGAACGATTCGGGTTCCCGCTGCCCCACGCCAAGACCCCCGCAGCGAAGGGATCGGCCGAATGGGATGAGGTCGTGTCCTCGCTGGAGGCCATCAACGAAAACTTCGGCTTGGTGACCAACCAAGAGGTGGAACTTCTCCTCATCGAGGCGAAGAACACCGGCAGCAACGTCCCGTTTGCGGCCCTGCTTGAACGCTTCGACCGCATGATCCCCGTGATCGTGCTCGGATCGGATCTGTCGACGATCTCGGCCGGCAGCGGCGCAGGCCAGGGCGCGAGCCTCCAGGCCAAGGACGACGCCAAGCGGGAACAGGCCGACGCCTGCCTGCTCAGCGAGACGCTCCAGCGCAAGGTCGACCCGCTCGTGATCGAGTACGCTTTCGGCCCCGGAGTGCCGGTGCTGGTAAAGGCGATGTTCGTCGCCCCGAAACAGATCGACGTGGCGGCCGAACTGCAGGTGGACCAATTCGCCGTGCAAAACGGCGTGGACCTGAGCGTGGACGATTGGCGCGAGCGGTACGGTCGCGAGAAACCGGACGAGAAAGACGAGGTGTTGACCCCGGTGAACCAGGTGGGCGCAGCAACCGGCGCCGCCGATGGACAGACGGGCGTGAGCAAGCTCGCGGTGCCCCCGGTGAACAAGCCGGGCGATGGGCAGGCACTCGAGAATGCCGCGCTGCCGTCGGCCGAGGCCGACCCGTTCGATGCCGCCCTGAAAGCCCGGGAGCATCTGATGACCGCCGCGACCCGCGAGGCGGCACAGGCCCGCGCCGAGGATCTGATGGGGGTGGCGCGCGAGCTGGCGATCATCATGGACATCCCCGACGCCGCGCACATGCAGCTCGCCCTGCGCCGCTGGCTGGATGGCAACGCGACCCGCGCCCGTCGACTGCTGGAACAACCCAGCCGCCTGGCGCCCGCCCTCGAACAACTCCTTTCCAGCGCCGTGCTCAACGGAATCGAGACGGTGCCAACCAAGACCGAACTCCCGGCATGAAGACGAATCCCCGCATCCGCACGATCACTCTCTGGAACGAGGCCGCCGCTGAAAACGACACGGACCTGACACTTGCCAATGCCCTGAGCATCGACAACGAGGGGTGGGCGCTGCTCGCCCCATACGGGGACAGCCAATATCCGATCCCGAACGAGAACGGAGGCCACACCACGGTCATCCAGCGCATCACCAAAGAATCGGCTCAGGCCATGGTGGAGACGTGGAATTCGACGTTCAGCCGGATCAAACGGTTTTTCCGTGGCGGCCCGATCTACTCCGGGCACCCGGACCGAAAAGGGTTTGAACACCTTTACCCGGACAAGGAAGTGAAGGGGCTCTTCAACGAGCTTCAGGTGCGGGACAATGGGCTGTATGTGCGCCCGCTGTTCAACGACGCCGGGGCGCAACTGCTGGAGGGCGGACGGAAGCTGTATTTCAGCGGTCGCTGGCCGGCGCGGCAGACGGGCACCAAGGACGGCATGCCGGTGTTCAAGACCAACCAAACCGAAAACCCCATGAACGAACGACAGAAGCTCATCGCGGCCCTGATCTCCGCCGGCATCCTCACGTTGAACAACGAGGCGACCGACGAACAGGTCGTGACCGCGGTGCGCGGCTTGCACGCGCAGGCCGCCACCGTGACCACGCTCACCAACGAGCGCGACACGCTCAAGACCACCCTGGCCGCGCGCGACACGGAGGTGACGAACCTGAAGAAGGCCGCCACCGACACCGCCACCCAGTTCGAGAACGAGCGCAAGACGCTGATCACCCACAGCCTCGACCGTGCGCAGAAGCTCGGCGCGATCACCGAGGCCGACCGCAAGGTGTGGGAAGGCCGCCTGACCCGCGACTTCGCCAACGAGTTCCCCGCGTTCGAGAAGCTCGCCCCCACGGTGAAGACCGACGCGGACCCCAACGCCAGCGGTGGACGCCGCGACGCCCAGCGCACTCCGAACGAGGCCGCGGGCAAGCTGATCACGCTCACGAACGAGCGCATGGCGAAGCATCCCGAGTACGAGAGCAACCGATCCAAGGCCTACCTCGAAACCTACAACGCCGTGTGCATGGAAAACCCCGCGCTCGTGACCGCTTCCAACGCCCCGGCGTGATCGGCCGCTCATCACTCATCACTCATCACTCATTTTATGGCTGACGAAACCAAGACTGCGGCCAAACCCGCCGCCCCCACCCGCGAAGAGCGCATCCAGAAGATTGCCGCCGAACGGTCGGCACTCTGCGGCGGTGCACTCGGCCGCGACACCCTCATCGAAGTGGCCACGCGCCAGGTCGACCACGACGACGCCCAGGCGGCTGCCGAGGCGCCCGCGGAACCGGCCAAGCCTCCCGGCGGCAAGGGCGGCAAGTAATCACGCCCAGACGATTCACCGGGCCTCCCGGCCCACGAACCCAACCCCAGCAACCACCCCCAGAAAGATGAACGCTCCCCTGAAATTCGCCTTGGGCCGGGCCAACAAGCTCCGGCAATACCTCGGCCTCCCCACGCTCGACCTCAGCCGCATGCGCAATGATCTGTCCCCGCGGCAGAACACGGCGCTGCTCAGCGGTCGCTCGCTCGACCTCGTCAACGACGTGAACTCGGGCACGCATGCCAACGGCATCCTGTCCAAGCTCACCGACGCCGCGATTGCCCGCTACCTGCTCGTGCAGAAGGGCGCCTCTCTCGCCACCAACGTCGCCGTGTTCACCAGCGGAACGCCGTTTGGAATCACCATCGATTCAACACCGGATACCAGTTCCTACGTCAGCGTTCGCCTGCTCGGCGTGGGCGCCGGAACGGTGATGGCCAAGTCGGATGGATCGGCTGCCGTGTTGTACGGGGATCTCCTCATCGGCGTGAGCGGCGGCACCGTGAAGAGCGGCGCCACCACCACGGGCAATTACCTCATCCTCGGCGTCGCGCTGGAAGCGGTTGGCAACGGCGCCAGCGGCACCGATGCGGAGTTCGAGATCATGCCAGTGTTCAACCACCGGACGGTGCCCTGAACCCGAGCCCGGCTGATCCCCAACCCAGCAACCCAGCAACCAGCAACTCCCCAACTCGGAAACCATGAAATTCCCCAACACCGTCGACATCACCAACGCCCGGCAATACGCCGATGCGGTTGGGCTGACGCTCGAAAGCGATGTCAAAGAACTCCAGCCCGGCCAGATCTACCTGGCCAACGACGACCGGTTCACGCAGGGCACCTATTCCCAGCCCCTGACCACCTTTGCGGTGGGCGGCTGGGGCAATACGGGCCTCGAGCGCGAACTGGAACTTTACACCGGCACACCCATCCAGGTGCCGAAGCGGTTCAGCTACAAAGTCTGGGCCAACGCCGAGGCACTGCGCTCCGATACCACGGAGGACGTGCGCGCCATCGGGGGTGACTTCAAGGAGGTCAACCTCACCTCGACCGAGGTCAACACCAAGGTCGTGAATCGCGGTCTGATCATGGCCCTCGACAAGGACGAGATCGCCGACGGTGTGATCAGCGAGCAGATGGCGGTGCAGTACCTGACCAACCGCATCAAGCTCAACCAGCTCCGGCGCGCCTCGGCGCTCCTCATCGCGGCGGCCACCAACCAGGCGCGCACCTGGCTCTCGGGCACCCGCGACGCCGACCTCGACGAGGTCACGGAAATTCACGCCTACCACACCGCCACGGGCGTGTATCCGAATACGGTCGCCTACGGCAAGACGGCGTGGCTCGGCCGCCTCACCACCATGCGCGCTCTCGCGACTGCTGCCGGCTTTGCCTCCAGCTCGTGGTCCGAGACGGAACTCGCCGCCTTCCTCGGCGTCGACACGGTCGGCCGCGTGACGGCCGCGTACCAGAGCGCCAGCGCCACCAAGACGGTCGTGGGCGCCAGCATCGTGCTCACCTTCCTGCGCGCCACCTCGGCGATGCGGGAGGATCCGTCGAACCTCAAATACTTCTGGGCTCCCACGGAGTCCGGCGGGCCGATCTCGGCCTTCCGGTACGAAGTCGGCCGGAAGAAGGTCGTCGTGGGCGTCGAGCACAACGAGTTGCTCGCCGTCACTTACAGCGGCGGCATCCGCACCATCACGGTCAGCTAATCCTGGCTGATCGACACACCCCGGCCGCTGCGAGTGCGGCGGCCGGGGCCTCGGAACACCATTCCCTCGCCCCTGATCCCTAACCCCTAGCCCCTGCCCAATGCCCAACTGGGTTGCCATCACCACCACCGCCGACCTCGAACACTACGTGGTCGCCGCGCTCGTCACGGCCATCAACGAGGCCGCGCTCGGTGACACGCAGGATGACCGGTTCACCCGGGTGCAGGCGGACGTGATCAGTGAGGTGCGGATGGCCGTGGCCTCGAACAGGTCGAACGAACTCGACAGCGACACCACCAAGATCCCCAGCAGCCTCCGGCCGGCCGCGTGCTGGCTCATCGCCAACTACATGGCCCAAGGCCTCGGAATCTCCCTGACCGAGCAGCAACTCGACGAGGTGCGCAACGCCCGCGAGAAGCTCAGCGACGTGGCCCGCGGCAACCTGACCGTGGAAGAGCCCGACAGCGTCGTGGACGACTCCGAAGCCCAGGCCGGTGCTGGCGCCCAACTCGCCACCTACACCGACCGCACCTACACCCGAGATACCCAGGCAGGACTATGAGCCGACACAGTTTCAAGTTTTCAGTTTTCAGTTTTCAGTTCGCCGCGATTGGCGCAGGCGCCCGAGCTTGGGCGATGGCGCTCGTGTGCTGGCTCGTCACTTGCCACTCGCCACTCATCACTTCGTCGCACGGAGCGACCATCACGGGGCCGATCATCAAGGCGGATTCGACGCCGTATGTGGGCACGATCCTCTTCCGGCCGCTGAGCACGCCGCTGCCGATTGCGCCCAACATCGTCACGGGCGGCGATTTCAAGGTGAGCACGGCCACGGATGGCACGTTCTCGGTGGACCTCCAGGCGGGCGATTACCGGGTGATCATCGGGGCGGACAAGGGCTTCCTCATCGATGTGCCGAACGATTCGGCCACGTACACCCTGATCTCGCGGATCACCACGGCGCTCACATGGAACTCGAGCATCGTGCCGAGCACCAACCTGTATGCCACGGCGACCAGCAGCACCGAGGGCATCCTGAAAACCTACAGCACCGTTGGCTCGCCCGTGGTGTTCACCACGAATGACCTGCCCACCATGGGCAGTTACCTGACGCGCCACCTGATCACGTCGGCCTACACCACGCTGGCCACGCTCAAGGCGGCCACGGTGCCCAGCCAGAACAAGCAGCGGATCTTCGTGGGTGGCCTGGCCACGGATGGCGACGGCGGCGGCGGTTGGTTCACCTACGACAGCACGAACTCGATCAC